TTAGATCTCTCCGAATAAAATTAGCTATATCTTTATTCTATTATTTATTTATAAATTAAAGATTTCTTAGATAGTTATTGAACAGTCCCAAAAGTTTTTGTTCATTTAATTTTTTATCTGGACTCATTTTCATTGTTAGAAGTCCATTTAAAGTTTGTTCAGCAAGTCTTCCGTTTTGCCAAACCCATTCCTTCCCTTCCATAATACCTTGTACAAAGGCATCAGGGGCAGAAGGATCTGATACAATATCAGCAGCTGTGGATAACATAAAGTCATCACCAACGTATTTAACACCATTGCGTTCAATAAGAGATCCGACACCTCTAGATGAAACGCCAAGTTTTACTCCCTCGTCAAGAAGAGATTTAGCAATATTTCCCATTGGGGTATCAAGAATTTTTGCTTTACCAATGAAGTTATTGCCCTCAGATTTTAAACTTGTAATCATGTGAGACACGCGATCCAAATTTACAGTAGGTCCATCTGGATGACCCAACTCTCCCAATGCTCTACCACAGGTTATATACTTATCAGTATACTTTTTAACTTCTCTTTCTAAAATTGGAAAGGGATAACAACGACCATTTCTATTTGTAACTTCAGCTTGAAGAAATGGTCCAGTAATATACAAATTAGTTTTACCGTTTTTTTCTTCCTTAATTACTTTAATAGATTCAATCTGTTCTGTGATTAGTTTCATGATTATGCCTGGGAGGTGATTTGAACTTGTGAAATTTGTGCATAACCAGATGAATTTCCAAAAGTATTAACTACCACAGATCTTCTTGCATCAGCATTTCCAGTAAACGCTGCAGCTGCAGAAGTATCGAATGAAACTGTAATTGATTCTGAACCTGGAGTTGCATTTAATGTCGTAATCAATTTGTGACTACAGTTATAATTAGCAACCGAAGATCCAGTAACTGTTACAAAATCACCAACGAGAAATGGATTTCCAGCGTTTCCACTGAAAGTATAAACAGTTGATGCGCCTGTGGTTGCAGCACTCACTTGATTTGATGCAACTCTGTCTTTTAAAATTGCAACATCAGATGTCGGAACAAAATAATCATTTCTGGATGCTGTTGCAGTTGCTGTAGATGCAATTCCAACATGAGATGCAACTGAGGTTGCAATTCTTAAAAATCCAGTTTGTAATGAAATGGGAATAGATGTTGATCCAGCCCCTGCTAAAATTGCAACCGTAGTTCCTGTTCCTACTGTTTTATGTGCCATTACTCTTCGTCTACCTCTAGTTGTGATGGGTCAAACATTTGTGCCGCAACATAGGGGCGGATTTCATCAATCATACTCACAGATTTATCAAACAACATTTGTTTAATATTGTTTGAAAGATCATTAGGTGATGCATCCGACATAATCATATCAATAAATTCAGAAGTTTCCATAAAATTCATAGTTTTTAATTATTTATAATTTTTCTGCTTTGGTTTTTTTAATCTCAGGTGCCTCAGTTGCTTTTCCCGATTTATCAGTATCTGGATCCTTTGTTCCCTTTCCTAATCCAATCTCAAGATCTTTTGCATTTTGAGATTGAGTTTTCTTAATCAGTTTGGATCCAGTATCCTTAACATAATCCATGGTCATGCCAGTTGCTGTATCAATCTCTGGTGCAGGTGGTGGTATGAGACCAATAGATTTTTCATATTCCATTCGTTTATCCATTTCAACAATTTCTTGATCTGTTTGATGTAAAACATTTCTACGAATATAATCCATAGAATAATATTTACCAATATATGGTTCCATTAATGGGAGAAGATTTATTCTTTCACCTAACAATTCATTTTGTTTTAATTCTGCAAAATGATTATCATACAAGTAATCATATTGAATATGATCACTCATTTGCTCCCATTCTTCGGGAGTAATAATATTTTTTAGAATTAACTGAGTTCTTAGCATATCATGAAAAAGAGCACTAAATCTTTTTCTCAATCTTCCAACAAATCTTGAGAATTGAATTTCATCTCTAAGAATTTCTGAAGATCTTCCAAGATTAAACCCGCTGTCTGCACCAATTCTAGATTCTGGAATTCCTAATGCACGATATAGTTTCTTTTGGAAGTATTCAACGTCAGCAAGTTCTCCTAGATTCTGTCCCCCAGGAAGTGTAGTGATTTCTGTCCCACGACCACCCTCTCTACGTGGCAACCAGAAATCTTCAAGCATACTCATATGCTTTTTGTCATCACGAATTTCTCCAGTACTAGCATCGTAAACTAACTTATTACGATAGCGAGACATCACTTCTTTTAGATATTGTTCCGCCTTTACTTTAGGAAGATTGCCTACATCGATATAGAAAATTCTTCTTTCTGGAGCACGAGACATTCTATAAATTACAAGACTATCTTCAATCATACGAAGTTGATTGAGTGCTTTAATTGATTTATGTAAATATGACAGAACATTCTGTTTGTTTCGATCTACAAGACCAGAACTTACATACGCAATTGCGTCTTTAGCAATTTTAACACCTTTTCCGTAACCTCCACCACCAGAGTTTCCTGCCGACGACGAAGAATACCCAGTCAACGTAGGAGTATAAACAAAATACTCTTCAATATCAGGAAAATCGAAAGATGTAGCATCTGTTTTTCCAAAAATATTATTAATGGACGAGGTATTTGAAATATTAACCGCAGATGCGTATCCATCTTTCTTCTTAAGTTCACGAATGAACCTAATTTTCATAGCGTCAATATATCTAATTTCCTTTATTCCTTCTTGGGGATTATCGAGATCAATAACCTTGTGATAATAAAGTCTGCCATCTACATACCAATTTCTAAAAATCTCATGGCATTTTTTATCAAAGTCCATAAGATCTTTGATATATTGAAACTCGTTCCTGATGATTGATTTTATATCTTCACTAATTGGAAGATTTGATAATTCAATTTGAACTGGAGAATCATTTAGGTCTGCAACAATTGCTTCACTAACAACGTCCTCAATAGCACGATCACATTCTGGATGCAATGCCATTTCACGATATCTTTTCAATAAGTCATATTCACTTTTGTAGACACCTTCAATGTCCACATACTGACCATAAAACCCACTACTAACATAATAATCAGCCCCATCCTCATTTGATTGAGCAACAGGACTGATTTGTTTTTTAGGTTTAGGGGTAGAATCAGTTATAGAAAACCCAAATAATCCAGCCATATTATAAGATTTAAATAGTTAGTATCTAACTATTTATCACTACTGGACTTGGACGTTTCTGCTTCCATCATATGCTTCCCAATATTGAACTTGAAGATCTACAGTAAATTCTTCAATACTGCTGTTATCAGCATAGGAAAGTGGAATTGCTGAAACATTAGTTGGGAATAATCCATACATGTGATATGCTCTAAGCACAGGGATAGTTTCCCCACTATCAATAGCAGTTTGCATTGGAGCCCGTCCAAGTTGATACACCCAGGCATCGCGTTGATAATTTGCTGGATTTACTTCACCAGCATTGTCCAAACTTTTACTCATAAAGTTAATCCATCTTTCAAATGCACCTCTAACAATGAAGTCCGTATCATTAATTACAGTGATAGACCAAGGATCAAATGTTCTATCCCCAGCAATTTTAAGTTCTCTTCCTCTAAAAGGAACAGAAATTGGAGTAATTGTTGATGCTGGGAGTGTTGCCGATTTTGCTAAAAATTTAATTCTATCTGTCAAGGTAGACTCAGAAACTCCACTAGGAATAACGATATCTGGGAAAGCAATTTCGCATTCAAATAAATTAGCGCGAACCCCTCCCCCACTTAATCTACCTTTAAAGTTGTCGAGGAATCTACCCTCGCCCCCAGTATTTGGAACTTGTTGAAAAGATGCCATTTTGTTCTCCGATGTTTATAGGTTAATTTATAATTTAAACTCTTCCAATGACTTCTTCGAATGATACTCCAGTTCTGGTAGCAACGAAGGTAAGTCCAATGAAATTAATACTACGAGCAGGCTTGACATAAATG